GTATTATAGTCTTTCATAGTGGAAGCGTTTTTTTCCAACCACTTCTGTTGTTCCGGGCCATACTTTGACATATCCTCGTTCATCTTAACCATGTTGGCCAATTCATCCGAAGACATACCGAGAGTAGATGCCATTTTCTGTCTTGTCAGGTAGTCCATATTATTGAACTCTTCTAACGATCCTATCTGTTCAACTATACTCTTAGTCATTCCTTTAATATCGCCGGAAAGACCTTTTTCAAACGCCTCACTAAAATCAATGTCTGTGCCAGTCATGGCATACAACTCGTACATATCAGTCATAAACCCTTCAAGGTTTAACATCTTTTGTGCTATTGATCCCGCTTGTTTCAAGGACATTCCCATCTTTCTGACTTCCACCGCCGCCTTCACAGCCTCATCCGGCATACCTGCAAAATAAGTGGCTACTGTATCCGCACTATCAATCAAATCCTGCGAGATTATCTGCGGAGACAATCCTGCCAACTCTGCCATACTCAGAACATCTTTTTGCAACTTCAACGCCAATTCATTGTCCGCACCTATCATCTTAAATGTTTTGTGAAGACTGACCGCTTGTTCGTTTGATACACCAAAAAGTTTACTTATATTGGCAAGTTGATTGACCATTTCTCCCGCACCTTCTTTGGTCAACTCAAAAACTTTTCCGGATGATCCAACCATGGCTGCTTGTATTTCCTGAATATCCGACATAGTTGTAAATCGGTTATTGGTAGCAGTCAAGGTATCATATTGAACCTTTAATATTTCTTTGTTCTGAGCGAGAGAAGTATGCAGTGCGCCCGACATCTCTTTGTACTTGGCGGTTATGCTTTCCGAGAACTTATACATCAGCGCAAGAGATGCAACTGCGACTGTCAACGGATTTATCATCCGGGCAAGAGATACGTTGATTTCTGCCGAATAAGCAGCAAATGCCTTAGATGTACTTTGAGTTTTTTTATACGTTTCGGCAAAAGATTCTATACCCTTCTCGTGGGCATTCGTCAGGTCATAACTTGCCTGCTGCAATCCCAAGAAATTTCCAATTCCTAATGGAAGAATATCATTGACGTAATCAAAAGCATTACCTATCCTGTCAACAAGCGCACCCATACCCTTCAAAGTTTTCATGTTTCTAAACATGACTTCGCCGAGTTCCTTCTCAATGAATACTTGCTGCTGAGTTTTTCTCTATTGGAATATACGTTGCTCAACCTGATCAAGCATGATTTTGTCTGTAATAGACATAGATTTTTTTAACTCTTCCAACCTCGATACCTGAGCCTCGGTTATGTCTCCCTCGCTTGCATATATGGCTAAAATTTCTTTTTGTATCGCAGATGTCTTAGACATCAAATCATTTTTAGCAGCAATCTTTTCAAGAACCTTAGCCTGTTTTTCGTATTCCTGATCACCGGGCATGAATGAGCCTTTTTTAGTCTGTATCTCGCCAGTATCTATATCAAATTTAATCTTGCCTCCGGACATATCGGCAGCAATCTTTTTAGACATACTTGAACTTGTCGTTTCACTTTCCTTGAAATACTCAGCAAGTGCATCCAGTCTATACTTTTTCTCTTTGTCAATATTACTTTTTATAGATGCAAGTTGCTTGTCCAATTCAACATCAAACGGATCAAAATTCAAATCAAGGCTTATGGACTGATTTTGAGCAAAGTTAATCATACTTTTCAAATCATCCGAAACCTTTGAAACCATATCCTCAAAATCGTTGATTCTTGAAATAGGATCATCCAACATTCCTGCCAAATCAACCTCTCTGCCTATGAATCGTTTCAATATGTCATCAGAACTTTGTAGTTCGTTGGAAAAGAGTTCCGCATCCTTTTTCCTCTTCTGAACTACTTCAAGTATTCTCTTTTGATTTACAAGTAATCTTCCGGTAAAATCAAGTTCGTCTTCCAGTATGTCGTTTTGTTCATACAGCAAATCATTGAGTTCTGATTGCCTTTCTAATTTCTTGGCATCCAGTTTTTCAATAATTCTAAACTTTTTTATTACCGAGTTAAGTTCAAAGTTATTAATGTCAGAATTTTCTGCTAACTTCTTTGCGTAAGCATCTGTTACTTTAAGACCTTTATTAACTTTCTCAATGAAGTCTTCTGCATCATCCTTAGTTTTTATAAAGCCTGCTTCGAGTAGGGCAACGGCTTTCTTGATCTCCCGAGAAACCTTTATCAGTTCATCAGAAGTTGAAGCGGTTGACTTGGAAATAGTTTCGTATTTATTTACAATCGCTTCTATCTGTTTGGGATCAAGTTCTGACCTCTTCTTTGCCATTTATTATTTTTTCCTCTTTTTGGAATCTCCACCAACTTTAACCATACCTTTTGTTGGACTGTATTGAAATCTTACTTTTTTGTTGTCCTTACAGTTAGGAGAATCAGGAACACGAGCGCAATGCGCTTTTGTCAATCTATCAAGTTCTTTGGTGTGATATTCTAAACTTTGCAATGTGGACTGTATTTCAGGATCTTCATCTGCTTGCTTTATAGCCTTCTTTATATCTTTCTTGGATAGTGTACTGGCTATCAATTTTCCAATGGTTGTAAACAAATTTTCGTTTATCATAATGATTCCTTGTGTGTATATAAATATTGTTAGCAATGAACTTTTAATCAAAAAGGCAGAAGGAGTTACCTTCTGCCCTTGTTGGCTTGCTCAGCGGCAGCAGCCTGTTCTTCAAGTACTTTGGCCAATTTAACATAGTAATAAGACCTGACGTTGACTGGCATATTATACACTGCTTCGAATGTAAAACCACCTTTTCCGTAAAACACGATGTCAAATATCTGATCCATTACTTTTTGGTCATACTCAGAGGTCAGGCCAAAGAAGGTTTGATCCGAGGGTAACTTGTGAACGAAAGGAGTCTCCTGTCTCCTCATCAAATATTTCAACTTCCATATTCACACCCGGTTGCAAGGAACCTACATGCTCTCTGAATTTTCTGCTATCAGCAGCCAAGAATTCATTTTCAATGAACAACCGGATAAAGTTCCTGTCAGAGTTCCCGTTTACAGAAAGAATCATCTGTTCCAGTCGAGTTGTAACTTGCTTATCGGATGCCGAGGAAGATTTAACTTTTTTCAATTTTTGATCTATTTCTTTCTGATCTCCAACGGTCAAAAGTTTAAATTCAATATCATACTTCCCAATTCTATTGTCAAAAGAATATGTAAATCTGTTTTCATGCTTTGTAATAGCCGCCTCATCAAACTCTTTATGCGGAAGTTCTTCCAAGTTTATTTCAACTTTCTGTTTCTTTCCGGAAGGTGTAGTTACTTCAATGTTGTATTGTTCACCGTATCCATAAATACGAGAAGCAATAAGCAGTGCATTCTGATCACCTATCAACAAGTTGTCGTGATTGAACTTGGGAGATACGATCATGGACTGTAAAAACTTTTCAACAACAAGACCTGCTTTGATATATGACTCAGTTGTCAAAATATTTTCTTCCTTTGCAGTCATAAACTTCATCTCAACATAACCTTGGCTGAGTGGGTCATCCTCCGAATAAAGCAATCCTTTACTGGGTAGAGGAACTACGTTAGTTGGAAACGTAGATTTTTTAAATTCATTAACACTTTGTTGTGAAAAATCTTCTTGAACTGGTCGATTATTATCACTTGTGTCCATTTTTGATGTGGTTACTTTTACAGTAGGATTCATCTTGTTTAATTTTTGTTAAGAGATATTTGAACATCGTTAACAAATAATTTGAAAACGATTATCATTTGCATTTCGTTTGCATTTCAATAACTGATCATTAACTGTGAGAAGCATTGAACATGTCAAAAATTTCTTGTAACTTTGCAGAAAATATTGTATTCAATCATTATTAAATAAATAATTAAAACAATGGAAAGACGAATTTTCAATTCGACTTTCGACTACAAATCGAGATTTGTAGTCTTCTTGTTTAAAAACAGTCTTCTTACTTCTTTTCTTATCATTGCTTCAACAACACTTTTATAAGTTCTTTCAGGAAACAGTTTAATCAATCTCTCATTAGGATTCGGAGTGTAACTTTTAGAAGCATATACTTCTTTAACTCTACTTCCATTGAACTTAACAAATAAAACCTGCCATTCAGTAAATTCAGAAGATTTTCCTATTTCACTCATAACCCATTCAATATCTCGTCTATTGTTTATGCTTTCATATTCATCGGTGAGTTCGTTAAATTTCATACGTTTTTATCTCCTTTTTTAATCAACATTTGGTGCAGGTATGAACAATGCGTAATCGTAACTTATAGTTATTCTTGGCATAACTATTTCTTCTGCTGAATAATCCATCTCACCAAAGTTTAATACATTTACAAATGCACCGACCAATTTCCAAGTTCCTGATATAAAATCATCCGGTCTCAAAAGTTGAATCTGAATGTCTTTCTTGTAGTCATCCGGAAAGAAGTCAAGTCCCAGTGGTACGTTTTGGTGTAGTTTATTGAAATAATTCCAAAGTTGATCTATCGTAATATTCTCAAATGCGTAACAGGTCACGTCTATATCGTTCCATTTGGTTTTACCTTTAACCTTCATCTGAGTGTTTCCATAGTCAACTGTGATGGATCCATTATCAATTGTTGGAAGTTGAACAGCCTTTCCATAAACACCTATATCTCCCAGTTCCGAGAATATTATCTTGAACCTAAAAGATAATTGTGGATTCAGGTTATCCGGAGTTATCCTTGCCATATAAATACCTTTTTATTATAAATATTCAACCCACACCAATTTTAAACATCGGAGAAGGTATATTTGCAGAAAAAATAAAAGGGCTGTGAAAACCACAACCCTTATACATCGGATTATATTATTGCGAAAAATTATTCGGACTTGTCTTTGAAGTTAAATGTTCCTGAGTTGAGAACCAGTGCAATAATCCAAAGCGACCATTCGGTAATTTTCGGATCGATTGGAACTGCTCCTGATTCAACAAAAAACTTTGCTCCTGACAAAACAGATGCTATTCCGATGAATAATACTGGACTCTTTGTTTTGAATTTGTCCAAAAATCCTGCAAGCATCACTTGAATGAAATCCAATTTCATAATGGATTCTCCTATTTTAAATTAACTAAATGTTGCGTAGTCATAGCTGATAGTGATTTCACAAGTCGTCACATCATCTGTACCGCGATCTCTTGAACCCCAGTTCACACTCTCGAAGAAAGCACCAACCAATTTCCAAGTACCAATTGGCGTTTCTGCCGGAGATAATTGAACTAATTGCATGTCGTGCTTATATACGGGTGCATAGGTGTCTGTTGCAGAATCTACTGCTTGGTGCTGTTGCAAATACGCCCACAGTTCTTGTGTGGTAATATTTTCAAACTGGTAGCAACTCAGCGATATAGAATCCCATCTCAGTTTACCTTTCACTTTGAAATAGGAGTTGATATATTCGACGGTAACAGGATTGCCTTGTGCAGTCGGTTCGGCTGCTGACTTTGCATAAAACTGAGCGCCGGGCAGTTTCGATGTCGTCACTTGATAACGAAACTGCAACATCGGGTGATACGCATCCGGTACTAATAGTCTTGGCATCTTATTTCCTCTTTTTAATATAAGTATTTATCATTTGAAGTTTATTCGTTTGTATCCGTTGGGAACAATGCTCCGGTAGGAAGAACGACAAAATCAACAATGATAAATTCAGCAGTCTTCGCAGGTTTCAGGTAAATCTGACAGCGCATTTCGTTTCTGTCAATTACATCCGGCGTATTGTTTGATTCGTCAATGATGATTCTGTAATCGTATAAACCTTGCTGATTCTGAACTCTACGGAAATAAGGATCGGTCAATTCAATGAACTTCGCACGGGTTTCAACCGTGTTGTTTTCAAATACAAGGTACTTAACAGTCTGTGCTACAAAACGCTTGGCATCAATCAGGAGTCTGCGAACATTGATACGGTCAAGAGCAGATTGCTTCTTTTGAAGCGTCTTCTGACCCCAAACGCATATTCCTTCACGTGGGAAAGATGCTATTGGGTTTACAGACTTGATATACAGGTTATCTCGGTCGTTCTGCGTCATCAGACGTTCTGTCTGAATAACTGTATCCAGTGTACCACGATTGAGACCAGCAGGAGCATACCATGGGTGCTTCACCAAATCGTTGAACGAGTACACACCCGAGACAACAGTAGATGGAGGAAGCCATACATTTCTCCCAAGATCGGGATCGGCAACTTGACACCACGGATAGTAGTATGCAGCATAGTTGGTATTTCTACCATCAGAAGCCAATGTGGCTTGTCCTACGGTTGAACCTTTGTATGTTGGGTCGATGACATAGAAAACGTCACCTCTGTCTTCGCACATATTGATACCGCGAGTAATCATCGGGCCGTGGCCATCAAGATTGTCAATGAGTCCGGGAGTGAACAGCAGGTTGATGTCATACTGGTCTTTGTTAGACAGAATGTCAATTGCATCTGCGTAAGCAGTAAAGCCCCAAGATTGGCTGGCAGGATTGAATCCTTGTGTGTTCGTAGCAAAAATGCTTTCGTTCATTGCTCTTGGGTGAATCACATTTCCTTCACTTCCGTAGGCAAATGTACCCGAAACGATTGCAGGAAGGGATCCTGACATACTTACATCACGAACAGAGCCATTACTATTCAGGTAGTTCATAGTGTTTTGAACACCTTCTACACGAATGAAACGGGAACGGTTCGGGAATGAACCTGACCTTTCAAGGTAAGGAGCGCCACTTGAATCGTACCTCAGCGTATGAACCTGATCACCAATTACACGAGAAATATAGTTCTGAGTATTAGGATCAAGAGAAATCTGAGAGTATTGTTCCAGTACAATCTTTCTGTTGGAAGTATCGTCGCCTCTGCGAATGTACAGATCAAAGACACCACGAGTAGTATCTACGTTTGCAACTTCCCAACGAAGGTTGAACATAGAACCGGAAACCAAAAGATTATTCGTAGTCTCATCAGCCGCCTTACCTGAGCCTGAAACTGCTGCAAGTGGGTTGCCTGAGTTTGTCACATCACCATCGGAAAGAGCAACGATTTTGAATGCCATGTTATTAGCACCAAATGCAGTACCCGCCTTGTAAGACGATGAATTGATGACGTAAGAATATGCAGGTTGATAGTTGGCATTAAGTATCTTTACAACAGTAATTACTTGGCCATATCTCAGATATTCCTGAACAGTGTGAGTTGTCAGGTATTTGTACATCTTTTCAGATACACCTGAACCGGATGAAAAAGTATCACCAAACCAACGAATATATTCTTGATAGGTAGATACGGGAGTAGGAACGAATGCTGGGCCTCTAACGGTAGGGCCAACAACTGCTGCTCCAACGGCTTGAATCTCGCGAGGTCTGAAACTGAGGTCGAATTCCCTCGTAAAAACACCCGGAGAAAGGAAGACATTGTTACTTGCCATATTGTTTATATCCTCTTTTTAATATAAGTATTATCGTATTTTTCCAAACCTACGAATAGTTATACGATTTTATTTAGTTTGATTAATAATCAAAATCTGCTTCTGTTCTGTTGTAAACTTTGACATTGAATCTATAATGCGCATTATACAATTTTGTCTTTCCTTGCTTCCAACTCTTCTTTTCGCTTTCAGAAGGAGGCGAGTTTTCTGAATCAACGAAAACATCTGTCCACAAAACGCCATCTTCATATTCAAAATTTTCTTTTTTATAATTCGTGTATATGACATTTTGGTTAATATAGTCAATCATAGAATTTACAGAAGAAAATTCTTCGTTTACTTTCTCTGACCACTGATTCACTTGCTTTCCTTCTCCTTTCTCATAATCATCTTCGTTTACCATTACCTCGTATCCCTTCAAGACATATACTTTTCCGGAAGATGTATCGGCTTCTTTCAACATTCTACGAACAGTTTTACGAACGTAATTTTCTAACAGTTTTTTTCCTCTTGGTGTCATTGTGTTTCCTTTTTTTAAAGTAATCGTTTGCTTTGTGAATTTGAAAAACTTCTAACCATCTCATGGATCGTCTGTGATGGTCGAGAAACGAACTCCGCAGCAGGTTCAACTTTCTTGCCGCCCATCCAAACATATCCTTCCTTAATTGTAAGTGGAGCGTTCGGATATTTCTTGGCCATGATAGTTGCAACGTAGGCAAATCGCCCGCGTACATCTTCCGATATTATCGGATTTTTCTTCTGCTCAGGTTCATCCATCTTGCCGAAGAATCGTTCATAATTTTCTTTTAAATTCATTTGTTCTCCTTATCTAACGTATATTTTTAATGGAAAGTATTTCAGTTGCTTGTTCAAGTTTTCTGCAACTGCACTCTTCCTTTCAAGTTGTGCTTGTTGACCCATGGAATCAAGAATCGTTTTCAGTTCTTCAATGAGTGCATCTTGCTTTTCTTTTCCGGCAGTAACCATATCAGAACCGTTCAATGTAACCTCTCCATCCGGGATAGGAATTGAAGAATACTTGTTTCGGATGTAACCGAGCATCTCAGTAACAATGGCCAAGGTATATTTGCGTATCCATTGTTTACCCATCTGATTGATATACTTGTATGTGATATTCTGATATGGTATATTTGAAATATCACTTATTTTACCAAGACCATCATCTGAATTTTTATCAAACGGTAAACCTTCGAGATCCAGTGTGTATGTAAACCAAAGTTTAACATCCTGCTTTGGTATTGGAAATATCCGGAGTCTGTTACCAGTAAGTTGAAATGAATAACCGGATTTACGAATCTGATCATTAAACTCAACTGCTTGTGTCCTAAGAATGTCGTGATATACGGGAAGAAGCATGTAGCTTTCTGCGTATCCCATACCGCCCCAGTTAAACTCTTCCAATACACCTGCTGTTCCTACACCCAAACTTGGATCCATAATACGAAGTACGGATGGTCTGTTTTGATGGAATATTTTGCGTATGGTGAAACTATCTGTATTCAATGAACCTTTCTCTACGGTTGAGTCCGTAGTTAGATCATAAACCTGTCTGTTGCGTATAAGTTGAATAGACCCGGTATAATGAACTTGCTCTCCTCCTGCACCTACTTCTGTTCCATAGGCATTCGCCAGTTTAAATATTCCTTTGAATGTCTGTGGTACATATCTCTGTGTCAGGTTGATGCTGCCAGTATTGAACCCTGATAGATTCAACATTTGATCACGAGCCTGATATGTATTCAGTTGAGCGGAATATTCATTAACCGCCTCTTCAAATGCAGCGTAAAAGTTTACTTCTTGTAATTCAACATCCGTAATAGGAAAACCCAAACGATAGGCAGCCCAAGACGCAACCGCCTCAGCATCACACTGAAAATCAGAATCGCTATCATAGAAACCGAACGGAGTGAAAGTTTGTGGAAAAAAGCTACCACTACCTGCCCAAATTTCTATGTTGGGTGTATATGCCATTGTTATCCCTCGAAATGTTCTTTTTCAAACATAAATAGTTGGAATTTATCGGATGGGTTAATCAATTCAAGTGCATTGAGAAAATCAGAAAATTCTGCTACGGATTCTGTTTGAATTGTCCGGTATTTTTGCAAGAAGTCGAATGTGTTGATGTCTTGAACAAGAATTTTTTTAGAGTTCTCGGCATATTTTTCAAACAGGTCGTACTCTAACTTATAACTCTTTTCAATGATTTCAACCAGTCCTGAAAACTTGTGGTTAGTTTCAACTTTTGGAATTGCAGGTTGAATATTCCATTGATTTAGATATGCCATGATTCCGTTGGCGTGATCCAGTTCGGCAGCCGCTTCCGCAAAGAAGAACTTGGCAGCCTTGAAAAAGCCTACGTTCTGACAATAGTTGGCAGCACATGTATAGTGATAATGCGCTAAATACTCATCTCCAAGTCTTTCGTTAAGCATGGAGACTACGGCTGGTTTAAGTTTGTTAGGTTTAATCATAATATTCTTCTTAGTTGTTTCTGTGGAATATCCGCTGTATTTGATGTCGGAGTTGGTGAATTTATATCATTTACTTCGTCAAATAATATTCTATCAGTTCCTTCTTCTAAAAACTTCACTTTTTTTATTGAGAATGCTTTCTGTGCCTTTGACTGATTATATTCGTACTTTCCTCTTAGGTATCCATCAACCTGCAATGTTGCAGTTGTTTTTACCAATCTATCTTCTCCCGGCACGTTTACAATATCATGTGTTATAGATTGAAC